GAGGATGCTCACGATTGTAGTTCCAGGCGTTGAAATGTTTGATGAAAGCTCTCGGGAGTTTGTCATGGAGGGCAACGTGACCTTGGAGCTAGAGCATTCTCTGGTCTCACTGTCAAAATGGGAGTCCAAACACGAAAAGCCGTTTTTGGGTGCAGCCGAGAAATCGATCGACGAGGTTCTCGACTATATCAAGATCATGACGGTGACGACAGATGTACCCGAAGATGTTTGGAACAAACTCTCAGAGGAGAACATCGAGGCGATCAACGAATACATCGATGCCAAGATGACTGCCACCTGGTTCAACGAACCACCAGGCGCTCCGAAAAGTAGAGATGTCATTACGGCCGAACTTATCTACTACTGGATGATCGCATTTGAGATTCCGTTCGAATGTGAGAGCTGGCATCTCAATCGATTGTTCACATTGATTCGTGTCTGCAACATCAAGCAGGCAAAGCCGCAGAAGATGAGTCGAGGTGAACTCGCAGCTCGCAATAGAGAACTCAACGCTCGACGCAGAGCGCAACTCGGTACGAAAGGTTAGAGAGGCGGTGAGATGAGCGTTGAAGAAATCGTAGCGGACATTCTCACCCATCATGGAATTAAAGGGATGAAGTGGGGCGTTCGTAAAGACCAAGATTCTGTTTCATTTCGTACAAATGCAAAAAATTTAAAGCCGCAGGGCGTTACCATGCATAAAGATGGATCTATTAGCATTGAAAAAGGTGCTGATCTTCAACGAATATCTCATTTGAACGGCAAACCCTATTCAATGAAGGAGCTTACATACGCGAGTATCAATGCATATGATACTAAATCATACATTAAGGAACTCGGCGGCGGTAAAGTAGCTGGATTCTTTAAATACGGCGGAAGTCGTGACGCAATTCTTAGTCTTCAAGCAACTAAAACGATTAAAGCTCCTAGTTTAAAAGAAGCTACAAGAATCCATTCAGAAGCATTGGTTAATGATCCTAAATTTCGAGAAGTTGCGCTTGGCAATAGTAATAGACGAATAGAAAAAATTAAAAACGATCCAACAGGTAAATTAGCGCAACGAACGTATGAAATGAACAATAGACGATTGATACTTGATAAACAAATGGATGCTAAAGCTCCAGCTTTTAGAAAAGAGTTTGTAAGGGTTTATCAAGGTAAAGGATACGACGCGGTTCGAGATGAACTTGACGTAGGCATACTTGCCGTATCGCCAACCATTGTATTTTCTCCAGAAAAGTCTTTGAAAATTGTAAGAACGACCGAAATTACTAAAACCCTTCGTAAAGCAAATAACCAAGAATTGAAGCTTTATAGAAAAAAGGGTAGTGATTGGGTTAATAGACAGCTATACGATAAGTGAAAGGGGGTGACATGCAACTAGTCTGGGATCAAATAGGTGAACGTTCTTACGAATACGGCGTCGATCATGGAGTCCTTTATCTTCATGATGGAACGGTAGCCGTATGGAATGGTATCACCGAGGTGGAAGAATCAAGTTCGATCGAGTTGAAAGAGTATCATCTAGATGGCGTGAAGTATCTATCGACGCTGGTACCTGGGGATTTTGTGGGAAAGCTCAAAGCAATCACTTATCCTGACGAATTTGATTCGCTAATCGGACAAGTGCAAGTCTCTCCTGGGTTGACCTATTACGATCAGCCACCAAAAAGTTTTAACTTGTCCTATAGAACCAGAATTGGCAACGATCTGAATGAGGATTTTGGTTACACGATTCACATTCTGTACAACATTGTTGCCAATCCGGAAAGTGTTACACGAGATTCCGTCAAGGATTCAACCGAACCGGTAGATTTCAGTTGGAGTTTAACTGGAGTTCCTCCGAGAGACGGATTCCACGGAGCAAGACCAACGGTTCATATCTCCATCGATTCAAATGAAACTCCTCCGGATATCTTAGCGATTATCGAGAATACTTTGTATGGATCGAGTTTGAGCGACGCAAGTCTCCCTTCTCTGAGTGAGCTCGCAGAATATTTTGGATATTTGGGAGCACTTATAATCATCGATCATGGAGATGGTAGTTGGTCAGCTATCGACGAGTCGGACAACTATATTAATATGCTAGATAACACGACTTTCGAGATCGAGGATGCAGATACTACGACGATCGATGCCGACACGTACACAATTTCATCTACAAACGTAGGCTAGGAGGTGAAATGGCTACAATCACAGGTCTTACCGCTGCTCGAATGCAAGAAATCGAGGACGGATCGGTCATTGATGGCGATATTGTCGCCGGTCATCTGATTCTTACAAAGCACGACGGGACTCAGATCGACGCGGGACCGGTAGTTGGCCCAGCGGGACCTCCAGGGCCTACGGGACCTCAGGGTCTTAGCGCAATTCCAGGTGAAGTTAAGCTTTGGCCCAGTGGAACGCTTCCAGAACTAGCCGATTGGGGAAAGTGGGTATGGGCTGATGGATCAGCTTACGACGTCGCAACATATCCCATTGCCGCCAGTCACATTGCTGCCGCTTGGAAGACGTTTGACGGTGCCAGTGATCCGGGTGCCGGTAAGTTTCGCGTTCCCGATCTCCGGGGTCTTATTCCCGCTGGACTGGATCAGATGCCCGCAGGAGCTCGTGCCAATCGCATGACTCGAACGGCCGCGATTACGTTGGGGGCTAGGACAGGTAAAGAAACGTATAAACTTGTTACTTCTGAAATGCCGTCGCACGGTCATCCACCGGCAGCGGGACATCTTCACTCGCCGCCAGGAGTTGGTATCAAATTTGCGGTTACAGCTCCAGGTGTATCCGAGGGTGCAATTGGAACGCTGAATCAATACATACCGGGTAATGATGATCCCCATTCTCTGTTTTACGATTCCGCCACAGCGTATTCGAATGCCACGGTTTCGCCTACAGGTGGAGATGGTCCACACGAGAACGTCCAGCCAACGGTGATGGTTCCGTACATTGTTTGTCTAGGCGGTTAAAATGAGACTTTCACTGGAAGGAACTTTAGTCAAACCAGAGCCAGTGATTCTAAGATTTGCTCCTTCTATTCCTTTAGGTCCGGAGCCAGTTCTAGACGTCGAACATTACCGCGATCTAGGTTACACCCACTTCGATGTTATTTGTATCGGTGGTGGAGGTGGTATGGGTGGAGGTATCGATACGGCAAATACCGGAACTCTGGTCCGAAGCTACGGCGGCGCAGGTGGTGGAGGAGGATTCCATCGAGTCCATGGCCTATTGTCTGCTCTACCAGACTCGGTCCCAATTGTGGTCGGTCATGGAGGAACTCTGGGAGCCGAACATGCTTCTGATCCGGCTAACTGCACCGATGGAGGAGACGGAGGAGCTTCCACCTTCAATGCCACTACATGCCGAGCTTCAGGTGGTAAGGGTGGTAAGAAAGTTTCAACCAACGCATGGCCACCCGTAGTATTTAACGGAGATGGCGGAGAAGGCGGGGTAGGGAATCGTACTCCTGCTGGTGGAGGAGCCGTTGGAGGTGTAGCTGCTACTTCAACTGTCGCTGGTACAGACGGTCAGGATGGCACCATATTTCAAAACATCGGCAAGGGCGGAGGAGGTGGAGCCGGTGGTGTTGGTAAGTACGGGTCCCCGGGAGTTACTGGTCTTGCAGCTACAAATGGGGGAAGAGGGTCGTATAACCCTAGTGACACATCAGTTTACGGTCCAGGAGACGCCGTCGGGGACGATAGCCCTAGTGGAGCGAAGAAAATTGTCCCTGGGGGAGCCTCGGGAGCAAAGGCCTCTCCTGTAACCGGTCTTCCGACGGTATATGGACAGTCCGCTGGTAAGCGAATCGTAAGTCAAGACGGAGTGGTCGTCGTTAAACTGGAAGCACGATGATCACCATCACTCAAAAAGGATCGTTCAACAACACCGAGCGATATTTGAGCCGTTTGAAGCAAGAAGATGCGTTCAAGGTCCTCGACAAGTACGGAAATCAGGGAATGGTAGCTCTTTCTAACGCTACTCCTCATGAGAGTGGCGAGACAGCGGCGTCGTGGTATTACACAATCGAATCACGCCCGGGATATCACAGCATTCGTTGGCATAACCGGCATATCGAGGATGGAGTTCCAATCGCGGTCATCCTTCAGTACGGTCACGGCACCGGCACTGGAGGCTATGTCGAGGGCCGCGATTACATAATGCCTGCGATTCGACCTATATTTGACGCAATAGTCAAGGAAGCATGGAGGGAGGTGACCAAGGTTTAGTGGCAACGATCGATGACAAAGTTGTAGCGATGAGTTTTGAGTCGAGCAAGTTCGAACAAGGCGTAAACAAAACTATTTCCTCACTCGACAAGTTGAAGAAGTCTCTTGATTTTCCTAATGCAGGAAAAGGACTCAGTAGCCTGAGCAATGCATTCAAGAATTTCAATCTTGGTCGCGTAGGTAAGGGCGTTGACGAAGTCGGTCATAAGTTGTCATCTCTTCGTCTCATTGGCATCGGCGTTCTGTCGAATCTTTCGGCGCAGGCTGTTCGAACAGGTTTGAGTCTAGCAAAATCGCTCACTCTTGGCCCAGTCATTCAGGGTTTTCAAGAGTATGAGACGGGTCTGAATGCTGTTCAGACGATCTTGTCCAATACCGCGCAAGCTGGAACTGGCTTGAAGGATGTCAACGCCGCGTTGTTGCAGCTGAACCACTACGCGGACAAGACGATCTACAACTTCGGCCAGATGACCAAGAACGTTGGTACGTTTACAGCGGCTGGCGTCGACTTGGAGACATCGGTTTCGGCAATCAAGGGTATCTCGAACCTTGCCGCGGTGTCGGGCTCGAATGCTGAACAGGCTTCGACGGCGATGTATCAGCTTTCGCAGGCTCTTTCATCGGGAACGGTGAAACTGCAGGACTGGAACTCGGTTGTCAACGCGGGTATGGGCGGTACGTTCTTCCAGAGAGCTCTGGCACAGAACGCCGTTCATATGGGAACGCTGAACGACAAGGCCGTCAAGCTTTCGGGCTCGATGAAGAATGTCACAATCAATGGCGAGTCTTTCCGGCAGTCACTGGCCTCTGCGGGCCCAGGGAAGACGTCTTGGTTGACTGGCAAAGTCTTGACGCAGACGCTCAAACAGCTTTCTGGAGACATGACTGCCGCGCAGTTGAAGTCTCAGGGATGGACAGACGCGCAGGTCAAGGCCATTCAGACGCAAGCGAAGATGGCACTCGAAGCTGCGACTCAGGTCAAGACGTTCTCGCAGCTGATGGACACAACCAAGGAAGCGATTGGCTCTGGTTGGTCGCAAACCTTCCAGATCATAATCGGTAACTTCGGGGAAGCCAAGAAGCTCTTTACCGGCATGTCCAAGACAATCGGCAATATCGTCAATGCGAATGCTCAAGCACGAAACAAGATTTTAGCGGCATGGAAGAAGCGCGGTGGTCGAGATCTTCTTATCGACGCCTTGAAAGAGGGATTCCAGTCTCTGGGTAAGGTTCTCGGTGCTGTTAAGGCAGGTTTTCGTGATATTTTCCCGCCGATGACAGGGAAGCGGCTCTTTGAGATAACGAAGAGTTTCAAAGAGCTTATGGATCGACTTGTTCCCAGTAAATCTACGCTTCTAAACATTCAGCGTATTTTTATGGGACTTTTCGCAGCCGTAGATATTGGAAAGATCATAATTACAGGAATAATCCACGTTATTGGGCGCCTATTCAAGGCTCTTGGTCTTGGTCAGGGCAGCCTTCTCGAGACAATAGCCAACTGGGCAAACTATATTTACCTTCTTGACCTGTGGTTGAAGAGGGGTGGAAAAGCCGCTAGCTTCTTCAAGAAGCTTGGGGATGCCATTGCGAAACCGGTTGAAGTATTCGGAAAGTTTCTCGGGATAATCAGAGAATTGATTAGTGGATTTTCCTCCGGCGGAATTTCTGACGGAATGAAGGAAGCGGGAAGAGCAATGTCCCCGCTTCAGAGCATGTTCCAAGGAATTGCCGATGCTGTCAGCAGACTTAAGAACGAATTGATCGATCTCGGCGGTATATTTGGACCCATCATTCAAGGTTATACCGATGCGGTGCGCGGACTTGCTCAGGCAATTGCACAAGCCGTGTCCAACATGAGCTTCGAGCCGATCCTGCAAGTCATTCGGGTCGGTCTTCTTGGGGGCATATTCCTGCTCTTCAAGAAGTTCTTCTCAGGAGGAAGTCTTGAGCAGATCCTTACCAAGAGCTTTGCTGGCATAGGTGGCGGAATTCTCAAGAACATCGGGGGTTCGTTCGCGGCTTTGCAGGGCTCCCTTACCGCAATGCAGACTAACATCAAAGCGAAGACGCTCAAGGAAATCGCGATTGCCGTTGCTCTACTTGCAGCTTCGATTGTAGCGCTTTCGTTCGTCGATCCGAAGAAGCTGAACTCGTCTTTGTCCGCGATTACCATCGCATTTGCCCAGCTTCTGGGAGCTATGGCAATTATGGATAAGATTACATCATCGGGAGCATTCATCAAGCTTCCGTTTGTCGCCGCTTCACTGATCATGTTGGCCGGTGCGATCGATATTCTTGCAATCGCTGTAATTGCACTCAGCTTCCTTAGCTGGGATCAGCTAGCCAAGGGTCTTACGGGGATTGGTGTCGGTCTTGGTCTTCTTACGGCCGCTTCAATTCCTCTGTCAGCCAATTCGGCAGGAATGGTTCGAGCCGGGATTGGCATTACAGCTATAGCCATCGGCTTGAACATCATGGCTCTGGCTATTGCCATCATGGGGCATCTGAGCTTGGGAGCTCTCGCTAAGGGTCTTATCGGTGTATCCGTAGGACTCGAGGCGATCGCGTTCTCCATGCAGGCAATGCCCAAGGGAATGATCCTGCAAGCTGCGGCTCTAATCGGTATCGCCATTGCACTTCGAGTTCTCGGAGAGGCCGTCAGTAAGTTCGGCGGTATGGACATGGGCACGATCGCCAAAGGTATGGGCAGTATCGTAGCTGCTCTGATCGCCATTGGCGTAGGAATGCGGCTGATGCCCGGAAACATGGCGCTTCAGGCAGCAGGACTACTCATCGTGGCAGTTGCTCTTCAAGGAATTGTAAGAGCGGTTCAGCAAATGGGCGGAATGTCTGCTGGAGAAATCGCCAAGGGATTGATCAGTCTAGGTGCGGCTCTTGGGATCCTAGCCTTGGCTTTGATTCTCATGGAGGAGTCGCTTCCAGGAGCAGCTGCCTTGGCCGTTGCTGCAGCAGGAATCGCGCTCCTTACTCCAGCTCTTCTAGCTCTGGGAGGGCAGTCTTGGACTTCGATCATCAAGGGCATGGTAGCACTTGCCGGGGCACTTACGATTATCGGTATCGCTG